GCACTCATAGTGCCGATCCATTCTTCTCTATCCTCTTGGGATACAGAAAAATCTTCTGACTCTGTAGGCATAGCATACTCTTCTTTGACCTGGTTAAAGTAGTCTCTAGCAGCTTTAGCGTCCTTCATGAGCTGAACCTTACCAGCGTTCATTTGTCTCTCGTTATACTCCTCTTTGTCCATCTTGTATGTTGTAGCCATGTAATCATTTAACTCAGCTTCAGTTAAATTAGGATTATCTAATCTTAGATACTCCTTTAAGACTGCATCATCAGACACGTTGGATAAATCAACAGTTTGAGTGTTTAGGTAATCTTGAACTGTACGACCAGTGTTTTTAACATACTCATTGATAACTCGAAGCTGATCGCTAGCAAAGTCATCGTAGTCTGTCTCTTCACCTGTGTAGTTAAGATCATCAAATGATGTTAGGTCTCGCCCAAGCTTTTCGCTAAGGTATTGTAAGACAACTTCGTCATCACTGATTTCCTCACCCTCTTGCTGTTGACTAACTTGAGATTCATCAACGTTAGTCTCCTCAGTATTTAAAGAACTCTCTTGTGTTAAATCTACAACGTTGGAAGGTTCCTGCGTTGTAGGTTGAGACTCAGCTGGTTGGTTTTCATCACCAGTCAAGTCTACAATATTTTGTTGGTTTTGTGGTTGAACAACCTCTCCACCAAGTTTACTTAATAAGTCTTCTCTTATATCCATTGTCTTAAATTTAATTTATGTTATTTTCGCAAATATAATTTTTTTTATATTAATATCAAACTATTGAGATATGTTTTGCTCTTCACCTAAAGGGCCTCTACGATCTTTTCTCTGTTCTATAAGTTGAGATTGATTCATAGCAGACTGTTGTTGAATAGCCTTACGAACCTCTCCTTGAATAGACGCAGCACCTTCTTTACCTAAGTTACCTAGCTCTATCTCTCTTAATCTTCTCTCGTGTTGAGATTGTTCAAACTGTTCTTTTAGTTGAAACTCTAATTGCTTTAACTGCATCTCTGCTTGATTCTTAGCTTGAATACGTGCTTGCTCCATTTGAACTTCAGCCTGCATCTCTTGCTGTCTTAACTGTGCAGCCTGCTGTGCTGACTGTTGTTGCATCATAGCGTTTTGCTCTGAAGCTTGTCTTGCTTGAGCTTGCTGCTCTTCTTGATATTTAGTTCTACGAAGAACAAGCATCTGATTAGCCATCTTAATATTTCTAATAGAACGTATCATTATAGCATCTTCAAGTCTAAGTTCTTTTTGAGCTAAAGAAACTTGAATGTTTTGCTCCATCATTTGTCTCTCCTCCTCACTAGGTGCAACCTCTAGAGTTATACCAAACTCATGTATAGACATCTTCTTCATCATATCTATACTGTGCATTGCAGTGTCACCTATGACATTACTATACATATTATGTAGACCCTTATAGTTTAAAAGATCTTGCATTCTCATAGATATACACTGAGAAACTCTTCTTGTAACATTTAAGTAAGCATCGTTTATATCTCTTGTAGCGTTGTTAGATGCTAGTAAAGCTAACTTCTGAACACCTACAAGTGCTTCGCTAGATGGTTGAGAAGCATCACGTGCTTCATTGACACCAGTTACATCACGAATCATCTGCAGATTATGATTGTAAACATTTATCAAAGTTCCAAAGTCTCTACCTATACCATTTTCTAACTCAGCAATAGGCACTGCACCTGTCATGTTACCCTCATCATCTATACGTCTATAGTATATATTACCAGTTTGATCGTATATTTCTTGAAGCTCTAAAGGAGTAAATGTACCACCATCACCTTTTGATACGTTCTCTAAAGAACCTATCTCAAAGGCTGCACCCTTAGGTCTAGCCTTAGCAAGAACATGTTGTATTTTAAGGTGAGCTAATTGTATCTGATCAGCAAAAGGAATCATTCTATCAACCAAAGACTTACTCTTCATTTTATAAAGGTTAGGTTGATATATAATATATGATAAATTAGTTTCTGATAAATTAGATTTAGATCTAGGCATGTTTTCCATCATACCATAATTAAATATATAATCTGTATTTATTATATACTTACCAGTATAAACTACCTTTACTGTAGATCCTATGTTCTCTCTTTTAGTTTTTGAGTTTTTAGGAGCCTTATAGTTAGATGCTTTTTTATTTACAGAAAAACCACCAAACTTATTTTCTTTCTTTTCGTAATTTAAAGAGTGACTTGTAATAAACTCAGCATCTAAAACATTAACACTAAACTTATCATAATCATAAGTTTCGTTACCATTGTCATAGTAAGCTCTATCACCATAAGTCATAGGGTTGTTATTCTTACCTGCATACTCTTTAGCTATCTTTTGATAATCATCTTCACTAAACTGATCTCCAGCTTGCTGCTTAAGGTCAGCTATAGTCATAGAATAAATCTCACCTGCATGTCTAACGTTTTTAAAGTCAGGTTTTGATGAATATGAAGTAATAAGATTAGCAGGGTCTACGTGTCTAATTGTAACTCCTCTAGAAGGAGACAGCTCAATTTTAGAAGAACATAAACCTAAAACAACTAAATCACGAATCATTAATCTTTTAACTTCATCGTAATCGTTTATATCTAAAGTATAATCTATTGCTTTTTCTAATGCTATCTCTACATTTTGCTTGTAGTTTATAGCCATAAACATATCTATCTCTTCAGAGCTTTTAGCAACAAAACCTTTAGGAGCAAGAGGTATACCAGTTTGATCTTCTAGACCTTCTACAAAGTCTTTGGTAATCATGTCAGCATACATCTGCTT